GATGAGCCCCTTGATAGCATCCGGGAAGGCATCACGCAGGGCAAAACCCCTTGCTCGCAACTTCAACATGCGGTTCGGGTAGGACTGCCACGGCCCTCGCTTGTTGGTCAGGCCAGCTTTGTTTGCTTCGGCTATGCTAAAAGTTCCGCGAGTAGTTTCGATTTCACCGTTTTCCATCTCGCGTTTAACCTCGCAGACGGCGGTGTCACCCTCAATCTGTTCGTGCATTCCCCGAAAAGCTGGGTGTGCTTTAACCAAGGCCAACATCGCATCACCCCAGATTGATGGCTTACCATTGATTACCGATATGTTTTGAAGGGCCTGCATGGGGGCCAGCCCTAGCTCATAGCCCCACTGGATAGCGACCAAAACATTGGCTGGCTTGCCTTGATAGTGATCAGGAACCATGCCTGACTTGGACAAAACCTCAGAAAACTCCATAGCCTCTGTCAAGGTTTTGGGTTCAAGAATTGTTAGCTTACTCACCGCTTACCTCCTTTACTGAAAAGCTGAGACTTTCGATAAACTCTCCTGTCTCAATCATTCTTTTCTTTGGTTTGTTTACTGTTTGTGACTTGATGACATAGCCCGGTAGCTTGGCATGTTCGACCTCCAAGGCATCGAGCGCCACCACGATAGCGTCCTTGACCTCTGACTTTGTCTTACTCCAAGCATTTGCTTCAGCACTAGCCTTGAGATAATCAGCGCAGAGCTGCTCGAGGTCTGCGTTTGTTTTCGGCAGAAGCTCAGTTATATCTATCACCTCGGCCTCGGGCTTTGCCGCCTCATCCGGGTACTCGCCATCTGTCCTGACCAAATACCAGAACTCCTCATAAGCCTTGAGCATAGCGGCAACGAGCTGGTCATTGTATGGCACGGGATAGAAGTGCAGCTTGCCAGACTGGTCCATGCAGGCAATGATACCCCACTTGATATCCGAGCATATCATCTGATGTTGCACCTGTATCAGCCACTCCGGGTGAGGTTTGCCCGAGTGATAGAAGTCAGTCTTTATCTCGCAGATGCCCTCACCGATAAACCGATGACCCTCAAGCAACAGTTCTTTTTCCAGATTTATGATGCGGTCTATCGAACTGGCTATGCCGATGTCATCAAGAACATATGCCTCAGTCGGCTCAAACATTTCGACAGCGCCGCCGGTTGCTATCTCCAGCTCCTCTTGCGCCCAAGGTGCTACACCATATTCCATGTGCTTACCCCGCCGCAGAGCGCTGGCATTACGCATTCTCTCAGGCAGAAGCTCGACCCCTGCCCTGACCTTTTTGAATTCACTCAGAAGTTTTTGTCGAGTTCCACCATATTTGTTTTTGTGAAGAACAACGACCGGCCCTTGAGAGCTGCCAATTTGATATCCTGTTTTTGTAAGTTTAGGCATTAGTTGAGCACTCCCCCGTTCGCTACATAGCAAACGTCATCGAGGGCGCAGGCAATCCACATGAATGCCCACAACTCAACTAATATTAGAATACCGAGGATTGTGTACCCTGCTATCAGGGCTATCTGTTTTATCTGACTGTTCTGTTTGAGATGATTGTCTAATGCAATAGGGCTATTATACATTATGCGACATTTACGTTCTATCATAGAGAACTCCTTGTATAGGTTGTGTACAGGTCCTAGACCACTTCATTTAAACACCAGACCTTCCCTTTGGGAATTGATGAGGCTCATCTAAATCATCTCTTAGTTGAACTTTGTCATGGCCCTCGATGTTCATCAGGAATGGGTCATAGACAAGTTTCTCCGAGCCTCGTCTTCTCGGGTCTGCGGGACGCAAACCACGGACATGTCTGTGCAACATTACGATAGTAGATTGAGCGGCCATACATTTATCAACATTTCGTAGACTGTTTGACTGCACTATTCTCTCCAGCTCGTCTGCTGCTTTTCTAAACAAGGGTATCACACCCCGGACATGGTCGATATGCCATAAAGGGATATCCACCCTTCTGCTAAAATTGAGCAGTCCGTGCCGCAATGCCCCGACCGTGGGGTTGTATCTGACCTTTCGCTTGCCAGCCATGTTTGCCTCCTGTTTGTAAACTGTACCAATTTTGTCCACATTACAATGTCAACTGGCTACACGCTTGGGTGTAAAGTCACTTGACGCTTTTATGTTTTGGGCTCTCTGGTAATGACGCAGCGACATATAGAGGTCAGTGACGGAGTTTCTTGTCAGTGTGTCTATGTGAAACATAGTGTAGTCCATTAGCTTGTCAGCTAAGACTTGGCTTGCTTTGTAGCCATTTCCACAAGTTTCAATCCACCCCTCGGCCAGACAGTCCTCAACCATCTGGGAGGCGGCTTGCCGTGTGATAAACAGTTGCCGTGATATCTCTGCTTTTGTGTAAAGTGACTTGTCATCTTGGTAGGCAAGAAACATCATCCGCGCAAAAGTATTTCTAACAGGTGTTGAATTAAAGTAACGCTGAATAGGATTATCCATGCGTTGGTTGCGGCCCCGATACAGTTCAATCTGCCACTTTGCTAACGCAGCTGCATAATCAGACAGTATTTTTTGTTCGATATCGTTCATCATCTGCCTCCCATTCTCAGGACGTAGTTACGCACAGAGCTGGCATACCATTCGCAGCGCTTGGATGTATCCGGGTTGCGGCGCTTGGTTGGCGTGGCAATCCCCATCTTGTTGAGCTCTCTTGCTATAGCCCTGTAGGATAAGCCCTTGTCCACCATCCCTTCTATGATGGGCCAGACATCTGCTGCCCGTTTGTCAGCACGCTCAGTGTTAACCTTATTACCCTTCATGCCTGCAACCTCAAGGTTTTCGTGAATGCCGAGCTTTGTTATCACCCTGCCCTCTTTGGTGGTATACTCACCCTTCTCGTCTATCTCAGCCTTGATGCGGCTAAGGGCTAGCTTGGTGCGCTGTTTAATCTGTGTGCGCTCATGCTGTGCAAACATAGCCTTAAAACCAATCGTTGTTTCATCAAGTGTCGGGTCATCAACGACCACCAGTTTAATTTTGCCGGTGGCAACCTCTTGCTCTAAGAAACGCAGTGTCTCCCACTGCCTCCGGCTCATACGGCTGATAGAATAGATAACCATTGTTGCGTTCTGCTTGCGGCAATAATCGAGGCAATCGTGTAGCTCAACACGGTTATGCCAGTCCTCGCCGGAGCTGACCCCCTCCTCCCGGAACCATTTGACGTCATGGTCACCGCCATTGAGGTATGCTTTGATGCTGTGCTCTTGGTTGGCAACATCTTGGTCATCTGTAGACACACGAACATAAGCGGCAAACTTGCCGCTGTGTTCTGTGCCGTGGTCTTCTCTGGTAACAGTGAGCATTTATCCCTCCTGTATCTGTTTCGTACACCCTACATCAGGGGTTTGTACGGGTCAATTCGCCTTTTTCCTGAGTTTTTTTGTGGAGATATTTCTGTGCATTTCTTGCAGCTCCAAAATCCATTCGAAGTCTTCGGACCAGTATTTGTTAGCGCTGAATATTGGGCGGAAAGTCTCATCAACATCCATAAGGTTATGAGGAATTTTATCCCAATCGGTGTTCGTGTCTAACAAGTCTCCCAGTGTTATGCGCCCTTTCAGTCCATTGTAAATATTTTGCAGAGCTCTATGGGCAGCATCCCTCTCCTCTGGTTTGAGAAAAACACGACTGTTTAATTTTTCTGCAATTTTGCGGTTTGTTCGGATTAAATCGTTCATTTGTCTAAGCCTTAATGTTTTTACAGAACTCTTCATTGCCCTTGTATAAGTCCAGAGCTTCACTGGGAACCTCTGTGGGCTTCATGCCTAACGCTCTGGCTACTGACTGACGACAACTCCGCAGGATGCGCTTATGAGCGATTACAGCTTCATCATTGCCCCAGAAATTACATTCATTAAGACAGATCCACTTTATAAACAAATTGGCCTGCTTCTGATTTTTTGCTTCTAACTTCATAATACACTCCTAAGTCACGTTTGCGTTTTGTACGTCTATACAATATAGATAGCACCGTGCTATCGGTTGTACAAGTACCAGACGTAACTTTATTGAAGGTAATTTGTAAATGTCTGAAAATGTTGTTCTTTTCTGTCGTGTTAGCGAGCAGCTCAAGGCCCAGTTGGAGGTCAGAGCCAAGGCTGAGCGGCGTTCTGTTGCCAGTTTAGTTGAAGTTTTACTGCGTGAGGCCATGCACGAGCCTGACACAACGAGGCTTGAACAGGTGCAGAAAGCTGCCGGTCATGTCGCATAGCAAGTTCAGAAACAAAAAGGTCAGCCTCGATGGCTACACCTTCGACAGTTTGGCTGAAGCCAAGCATTACAAATACACCCTCAAGCCCCGGTTGGAGGCCGGGGAAATAAGTCATCTGGAGATACATCCACGGATTAGATGCGAACTTAATGGGAGAAAAATATGCGACTACATAGCCGATTTCAGATACTTAGACGTGTCCTTTGCTGGCCCACAAGGGCAACAAGGTATGACAGTGGTGGAGGACGTGAAGGGCTACAAGACAGACGTTTACCGACTGAAGAAGAAACTTGTCGAAGCTATGTATCCCGGCACGAAAATCTGCGAGATATCGCCGGGACAGTATCGGTCCGTGAAATTATAATGGCAGTTTCAGACTGGTCAGGCGTTCCAGCATCCGAACTCATCAGTGCTCGCCGCCGCCGGGACGTTACACGCTGGCGCAACATCATCTATCTGCTTGCTCATGAGCTCACCTATCAGTCCTCGGTGCAGATAGGCCATGCCCTCAACCGGGACCATACAACAGTCTGGGCTGGTGTTCGCCGAGCAAGACATGTCCTGAAGACAGACCGTGAGCTGGAAGAAGCCTACAACCATATCTATAGCGGTTTGCGGAATGCTGTGTCCTGAATGCCAACAACGCACGCAAGTGGTGGATAGCAGGCCAGATGCTAAAACAATTCGGCGCAGGCGCAGATGCCCTGCCGGTCATACCTTTAGCACGACTGAGGTATTGCTCGCGGCCAAGCCAAAGCCCAAACCCAAGGCAAAGCCAAACCCTCGCCCCGCACCGAAGCCGATATACCGTGACGAGCTCATGGACGATGATTTCGACAGCTTCGATGTCAAAGACTTGGGGCTAGATTGATGCTGCGTCACACAGATTTATGTTCGGGCATCGGCGGCTTCAGTCTTGGTTTTTCATGGAGTGGCTTATCTGAGCCTGTCCTGTTCTGCGAGATAGACCCTTGGTGCCGCAAAGTATTAGCAAAGCACTGGCCTGACGTGCCGATAGCAGAAGACGTAAAGGAGTTAGCCAATGACCCAAATGGACTTGTTCCAGACTGCGACATCCTATCCTGTGGCTATCCCTGCCAACCATTTAGTCAGGCCGGGGTCAGACGAGGCGAGAAAGATGACCGCCATATCTGGCCGGAAATATTTGCAATTGTGCAAGCAAAGCGGCCAACTTGGTGCGTTTTCGAGAATGTTTATGGACACATTAGCTTGGGCCTCGACCAAGTGCTATCTGACTTGGAAGCCAAAGGCTACGCCACAAGGACGTTTGTTGTTCCAGCTTGCGGTGTCGATGCCCCGCACAGAAGATACAGGCTCTGGATTGTGGGCCACACCACGGACAACGGACGGAACAGGGGGGCCACGCAAACTGGACGAAAAGGGCAGACGCATCAGTCAGACCAACCCGGACTTAGTGTTCGGGGCGAACCTAGCAGACCAAGTGAAAATGTGGCCGACACCGACGAGTCAGACAGCAGGGAAAGGCAAAACACTACAGACACTAACAACCAAGGATGGACAACCAGCAAGACCAGGAGAGAGAGCATACAATCCAAAGACAGGGAAACATTATCAAGTAACACTGGACAGAGCGGTAGCGATGTGGCCGACACTGACAGAGGACGCTTGCGGCACACCGAATGGCAAGATGCAGAAGATGCTGGGCAATCACCCAGAGGTCAGGAACACGGGGGCTGGGACTTTGAACCCCCAGTGGGTCGAGTGGCTAATGGGATACCCAGAAGGGTGGACAGACTTAAAGGACTAGGCAATGCCATCGTGCCACAGATAGCCATGCGTATCGGTCAGACAATCAAGGCGGTGAACTCATGCAATACCGAATGAAAATCAGCCGCAGGCCCGGTGTCTGGGAAGAAGTCCTCGAGTGCGATTGGTGCGAAGGCACCGGCACAGTGACCGGGGAGACGTTCCGCATAGATTACGACCACGGCGGCTACCTTACATCATGTAAAGCTGACTGCCCCACATGCAAAGGCAATGGCTGGGTACATCTGCCAGAGGAAGAAGATGCAGAAGAGTAAGCTAACGCCAGACCCCATCAGGGACGCACCAGACGGTCACGGCAACGGGCAGTCACCATCTGCTATTGCCACACTGCCAGGACGCTCTACACGCGACACCCGCTTTGTCAGGTTTCCAATGACCTTTTTTGTTCTGGCATACTGCTGTAGCCACGCTAACGGATACACAGCCCTGTTCTGGGTCAATCAGAGCACAATCGCAAGAGACATGGAAATATCACAGCAAGCTATCTCACAGCACTTCAGAAAGCTCGTAGAATGGGGCTACATCGAGAAGCTGCGTAACCAGGACATCAGACGGCCATACGGCAAGAAAGGCGCACTCTGGCGGGTCAAATACGACCCGGTCATGACCTTTGAAGAAGTGCAAGCAGTCGCTGATGCCATGCCAAAGACTGAAGAAGAAGAGCAACAAGTCGCAAAAGAAACCATCGAACAAGCAGCTAAAGGCGCAAAAGGTCAACAGTCCAGACGTAAACAAAACGCGGTCAAAGAGGCTGTGGATAACTCTGCAACTACAAGCCCCACCTTGTATGATAATGATTCGCAATACAAGCCCCAGCTTGTACAAGTCAACAAGGTGCAGCTTGTAAATAACGATACTACTATAACTATAGAAGAAGAGATAAATGAAGTTGATTGTAGAAGGCTGTGTATAAGCTATGCACATGCGGTCAACAGACGATGGGGTCGAGGGTTCAAGCATGACCTGAGGCAAGAGCAACTGGCGCGGCAGCTTCTGTCATCAGGATACACGCACGACACCTTCATGGCAGATGCAGAAAGTCTGCTGGATTGGATGCAGAAGAAAAGCAAACAGCCGCCTGCTAGCCTCCAATACTTTATTGCTCGCAAAGAGAAGCAGGGTAAGCCAGTCGATGCGTCAGGGCTAATCAAGAAAGTCACAGCAGGGATGAGAATGCCATGATTGTACAAAAACCAGACGGTCGGCTAGTCATTGTACACATGCAAGAGCGGTCAAAAATACAGGCGCAAAAAAGCGACCTATGCCCCCCCGCCCCTGCCGCACGTATAGGGGGGCCATCACAAAAATATTTTGGCAAAAAACATGAAAGGAAAAAGCCATGAAGAAGCGATTGAACATTATGCAGGCGAAGGAGATAGAGGGTCGGGACAAGCCTTACTGGGCGAGGATAGGCACTTTGTTCATGGATGAAGGCGGCAAGATAAGCATCAAGCTGGATGTCTCGCCTTACCCGAACAAGGAGGGTGATGTCTGGCTTAGGTGTTTTGAGGATGACCGTAAGCAGGACGGTGTACCGGCTCAGCAAGGGAATCCGTGGGGATGAGCAAGCGCAAGGTTCCGCCGCCCGGTCGGTTTGCTATGGGCGAGATAAGGAAGAGGCTGAAGGGTTCTGAGATTATTTACGATAATCGGGATGCGTTGGCGGAGGAGCTGCTTCGTCTGGGGTCTTCAAAGATTACTGATGTTGTGGACATTGAGGGCGGGACTGTGAAGTTGAAGGAGTTGGATGACATTCCTGACCATGTTCTGGGGGCGATAAAGAAGATAAAGGTTACGCCTACCAGGGGTGGTGACCAGATAGAGGTTGAGATGATTGATAAGGTTCGGGTGTTACAGATGCTGGCGAAGAGTGCCGGGTTGCTGGATACCGAGAAGCAGATTGATAAACCTAGTGTTGTAGCGATAGAAATGGTGATGCCAGATGAAACAGATACCTCAGGGTCTGAAACTTAATTTTAGTTCTTCTCCGACTGTAGCCCGGTTTTTCAAGAGCGATGCGTTTGTGAGGGGCATCATGGGGCCGGTGGGCAGCGGCAAGAGTTATGCCTGTTGTGCGGAGATATTCCGCCGAGCTGTGGAGCAGAAGCCCTCCCCTCGTGACGGGATAAAATACAGTCGCTTCGCGATTGTTCGCAATACGCATCCGATGCTGCGTACCACGACTTTGAAGACTTGGCTGGAGTTATTGCCGGAGGATGTCTGGGGGCCGGTCAAGTATGCGCCGCCGATTACCCATCATATCAAGCTGCCGCCTCGGGATGGAGCTGCCGGGATTGATATGGAGGTTATCTTTTTAGCCTTAGATGACCCCAAGGATACGCGGAAGCTGTTGTCTTTAGAGCTGACCGGGGCGTGGGTAAATGAGTGCCGGGAGTTGCCGAAGGCTGTTATAGACGGGCTGACGCATCGTGTAGGGCGGTTTCCGACCAAGGCTGATGGCGGTCCGAGTTGGCGCGGCGTGATACTGGACACGAACCCTATGGATGATGACCACTACTATTATCGTTTGGCTGAGAAAGAAAAGCCCGGTGGTAAGTTCAACTGGGAGTTTTTTCGGCAACCGGGCGGCGTTTTAGAGGTTGATATTGAAGAGTTGCCTGCTGAAATGCCTGAGGCTCAGGGGTATACTCATCAGGCTGGCCGCTGGTGGCAGACCAATCCCAAGGCTGAGAACCTGAAGAATTTGCCCAATGGCTACTATGACCAGCTCCTGGGCGGCAAGAACCTCGACTGGATACGCTGCTATGCTCAAGGCAAGTATACGTTTGTGCAGGAAGGCAAGCCGGTCTGGCCTGAGTATAACGATAATCTCATGTGTGATGATTTAGAGATAGAGCCAAATGCGCCTATCCATATCGGCCTCGACTTTGGTTTAACGCCGGCGGCGGTGTTTGCCCAGAAGCTAGGCAATGGCCGGTGGCATATCTTACATGAGCTTGTGACCTTCGATATGGGTTTAGAGCGCTTCTGCAATCATCTGAAGACTGAGCTCAATGCGAGGTTTTCCGGCATGGAGACGCTGACATGGGGTGACCCGGCTGGCTCGCAGCGTGACCAGATATTCGAGACAACGGCGTTTGACCATCTCAAGACACATGGCATTTTGGCACGGCCTACCGCGACAAACGAGTTTCGCACCCGGCGAGAAGCTCTGGCGATACCGATGGGAAGGCTCATAGATGGCAAGCCGGGGTTTATGATTGACCGCAAATGCGTGCGTTTACGCAAAGCTCTGGTCGGCGGCTATCACTTCAAGCGTGTTGCTATGGGCGCTGGACAGGAGCGCTTCCGGGATGTCCCGGACAAGAACGAGCATTCCCACGTTGGCGATGCGGCGGGTTACTGCCTGCTGGGCTCTGAGCATAAAATCATGACCAAAAACCCCAACCGTATGACGCGGCCTGTAAATGCAAAGGTTTTAGATTTCGATGTTTTCAATTGATGAACTAAACAAAGTCATGCGTATGGATGTACCTCGGCATAAGGTTGTGCCGTTTCATCCGGCTCATTTGTTCATGTGTGAGCTCAACGAGTTTGACAGAAAAAACATCGAGCTCTTCGATGAGTATCGTGAATATTTGCAGACATACGCTGAGCACGGTCATGCCTTTACAGCGATTGGCGATGAGGATGTGTATGCAATGTTCGGCCTCTGGGAGCTGTGGCCCGGAGTTGGTGAAGCATGGCTTATACCCTCTGCAAAAATAGACCGCAAAACAATCGCTCTGCACCGTGCTGCCTTACGTTTTTTTGAGCATGCAGCAAACAAAATGCAAATAAAAAGGCTACAGTTTACTGTTTGTACGCTAAATGAACGCGCTGAC